AGCTGGAGGTCAATGCGAATGGCCTTACTGCGATGAGCCTGGGGAGCAGATGGCGCACCTCAACCACCGGGGGATGGGTGGGTCGAAGAAGGCCAACGTCTTGAACAACGTGGCCTACCTCTGCTATCGGCACCACGACACCCTCGACGGGCGTACCGACCTCGGCACCCTGCGATGGGAACTGAACTCAATGCTCGGCGCGCACCTGCAGAGAATCCGGTCGGCGTTCATTGTCTGAGTGGGTAACAGCTTGGCTGCAGACGTTCTTGCTGCTGACCGCCTTCAGTGTCATTGGTGCCGGATTGGTGTGGCTCTGGCATAAGCTGGCTGACCCCCGCGATTAGGAGAACGAGATGGTGAAGGGTCGCAAACCGAAGCCGACTCACCTCAAACTGTTGGAAGGCAACCCCGGGAAAAGAGACTTGCCGGCGAACGAGCCGGTACCCCGCGCCGCCTTCCCCGAGAAGCCGACTGACTTCAGCACCGTGGCGGCTGCGGACTGTTGGGATCGAATCACCGTCGAACTAGAGGCGATGAATATCTTGAACGCGGCGGACCGTGATGCCCTGGTGATGTACTGCGAGGCGTGGGGAACATTCATGACCGCGCAAGCCTCGGTGGGCCAAGGCATCCTCATCAACCGCGGTGACGACGAGAACCCGCATCCGGTGACCAACCCCACATGGCGGATATCGCGGGACGCGATGGCGATCTGCATGAGGCTCGGCGAAGCGTTCGGCCTCACACCCGCAGCGCGGGCGCGCATCGAACTCCCTGACGTTTCAGGCGACGACCTTGGTCGGATACTCGCTGGCGACTACTAGATGCCGGTTGCCGGCGACTGGCGTTTTGATGAACGGCGCGCCGACAAGGTCTGCCACTTCTTTGAGGGCGCGCTGCGACACACCAAAGGCAGGTGGGCTGGCAAGAAGTTCACGCTGACCGACTGGGAGCGTGACGACATTCTGCGACCGCTGTTCGGCACCGTCATCTGGAACGACCAGTTCAACGAATGGGTGCGCGCCTACTCCATAGCCTGGATCGAACTCGGGAGGGGCAACGGGAAGTCGGAGATACTGGCAGGGTGCGCGCTGTACCTGACGTGTGCTGACGGCGAGGAGTCTGCTGAGATTTATGGGGCTGCCGAGGACAGGGAACAGGCTGCGCTGGTTTACAACGTGGCGGCGCGGATGGTCTACCTCTCACCAGCCCTGCGGGGGATACTGAAACCGATCGACAGTCGGAAGACCATCGTCCACGCGGCCTCGGCTTCGTCGTACAAGATCATCTCCGCCGACGCCTCCGGCAACCTCGGCCAGTCACCGCACGGCATCGTCTTCGATGAGATTATCGCCCAACCCGACCGGCACCTGTTCGACGCGCTGCGCTCAGGGTTCGGGAAGCGGACGCAGCCGATGATGATTTGCGCTACCACCGCGGGGAACAACCCGGCCTCGTTCGCGGCGACCGAACATGACTTCGCCATGCAGGTTGAGCAGACACCCGACATGGCCCCGGCCCGTTTCGTCTACCTACGCAACACCCCCGCGGACGCCGACCCCTGGGATGAGAAAAACTGGTACTACCCGAACCCCGCGCTCGGCGACTTCCTGAACATCCAAACCCTCCGCGACGAAGCTGCGGAAGCTCAAGCCGACCCGACCAAGGAGAACGCCTTCCGCCAGTACCGGTTGAACCAGTGGGTCAGTCAGGTGACCAGGTGGATGCCGCTGACGTTGTGGGACGCCGGCGCGGGAGTCACCCCCGACAGGTCCGACCTCTTAGGACGAGACGCCATCGGCGGGCTTGACCTCGCGGCCACCACCGACCTCGCGGCGTTCGCCCTTCTGTTCCCACCGGAGGAGCCGGGTGGCGTGTTCGATGTGCAGTGGCGGTTCTGGTTGATGGACGAACAATTCGCCAGGTTGGATAAGAAGGTGGGTGGGCTGCTCACCAAGTGGGAGAAGCTCGGGTTCGTCAAGCGCACCTCGGGTGACGTGATCGACTACGACGTGATCCATGAGGACATTGAGAAGGACGCCGCCGACTTCAACCTGCAGAGCATTCGGGTTGACCGTTGGAACTCGACCGCCACCATCAGCCATTTTGAGAAGGTGGGAATTGAGGCGCATACCGTCGGGGCAGGGTTCGGCGAGTTCTCCCCGGGGATGAAGGAGCTATTCAAGATCGTCAAGGAGAAACGACTCCAGCATGGAGGCAACCCGGTCGCCAGGTGGAATGTCAGCAGCCTTGAAGTGAAGATCGATCCCAACGAATACATCAAACCCGTCAAGATCAAAGACCGCGGTGCCACCTCGGCTCGTATCGACGGGGTGGTCGCCCTGATATACGCGGTCGGGGAATGGTTGCGGTTGGAGTTGGAGGGCCAAGCCGAGGCCGGTGTCTACGACCTGGAGGATTACAGCGCATGAGCCGGTCCTATGAGGTTAGGCCACCTGTGAAGCCCGAATACCTGGGCCGGGCAGTACCCCAGCTGTCAGCAGAGTCTCTTAGAACGAGGTTGACAGGACGCAGATCGGGAAATATGTGAAAGGACGCACCATTCTGGTCATCGCGTTTCAGATCCTCGGGGCGGTGGTCGGCTCCATCGTGTTCTTTGGTGGCCTCTTTGCCTTCGACTATCGGGTGGGCATAGCCGCGGTAGGCGGGGTTGTAGCCTTAGCCGCGCTATTCACTGACGACAGGACGCCACGTTGAGGCTGATAGAACGGATGGGGATTCAGGTGCGCGCCATCGACGCTTCCGTGTTTCTCACGGACGACGATGACCTATCTGCCGTGAGCTTCGCCGGCAAGATCATCACCAAGACTCAAGCCATGCGGCTGATAGCCGTGTTCGCCTGCACCGGGATCATCGCCGACGCTGTCGCCGAGATGCCCATCGACGTGATTGAGAAACGCGATGACGACACGCGGGTGCCGGTCGAACCTCCCTTATGGCTCGATCCCAACTTCTGGCCCAACCCCGAATATGACCTGTTTGGTTTCGTGTTCCGCTTCGTCGTTTCGGTTTTGCTGGGGGGTACATCGTTTGGGGTCATCACCGCCCGCGACAGGTTGGGGTTCGCTACCGAAGTTTGGAATTTGGCTCCGCCGGCGCGCGCTACTCGCACGTCGGGGAGGCTGCAATACGTTTGGCCCGACGGCTCAACCTTGGAACCCCACACCCCGCGCAACCCCGAAGGCGATTTGATTGTGGTGAAGGGTTACGACGCCGGTGGAGACTTCGGCCTCGACCCGATTATGAACGTGGCGAAACAGGCGATAGGACTTGGCTTGGCGACCGAGGAGTACGGGGCCAGGTTCTTCGGTCAGGGGCAGCAGCCTTCCGGTGTGATCGAAGCGCAGGGGAACATGGACGAGGGTCGGCTCAAGCTGATGGCCGACACCTGGGACCGGGCGCAGTCAGGGTTGGGGAAGGCCCATAAGCCTGCTGTCCTCGCCAACGCTCGGTGGAGGCAAACGTCGATAGCACCCGACTCGGCGCAATTCATCGAGACACGCCGCTTTCAGATCAACGAGATAGCCAGGTTGTACCGGGTGCCTCCGCATCTCATCATGGACGTTGACCGCTCGACTTCTTGGGGTACCGGGATCGAGGAGCAGAACGTCGCCTTCGTCAAGTGGACGCTGCAACCGTGGCTTACCCGGTTGGAGCAGCGATTCAGTGTGTTGCTACCCCGCGGCCAGGTGGTCAAGTTCAACACCGCGGCACTCGAACGCGGGTCGCTGTCCTCGCGTTACACCTCCTACGGGCAGGCCCGTCAGGGTGGGTGGTTGAGCGTCAATGACATTCGCCGCATCGAGGATCTGGCACCGATACCCGAGGGCGACCTCTACCTGTCGCCGTTGAGCATGGTGAGTGCTGATTCGCCGGCTGCTGTCGAAGGGCCGACAGCCGAACCCACTAGTGTGGATGAGGAATGAGCGATAAGGCACGCATCTACCGTCATATGGAAACCGAACTGCGCCACCGCACCGAAGGTGACAGCGCGGTGATCGAAGGCTACGGGGCCAAGTTCAACTCGTACAGCCAGAACCTAGGTGGGTTCGTTGAGGAGATTATGCCGGGAGCGTTCGCCGCCTCCATCGCGGAGAAGGCCGACTCGGACAAGAGCGATGTGCGCGCCACCTATAACCACGACGACATTCTCGGTCGGCAGAAGGACGGCACGCTCAAGGTCGCCGAGGATAAGGTTGGCCTCCACTTCGAGATTCAACTGAACCTACGGATTAGCACCGACCGCGACCTCTTTGAGAAGATCGACATAGGCAGGATCAACGGAGCTTCGTTTGGGTTTGCCATGCTGGATTGGGAGTGGTCGCACACCGATCAAGACTTCCCGTTGCTCCGCCAGAAGGCCGTGGAACTGTTCGACGTTGGGCCTGTCGACTTCCCCGCCTACCTCGACACCGACACCGACACCCGCGACATGCTCTACAGAAGCTACGCAGAGCAGGCCAGGTGCGATGATGTGGGCTGTTTCGTTGACCGGGCAGCAGAGGCGTATGCCGACACAAGAAAGTTCGACCTGTCTAAGCTGGTCGATGTAGAAGCCGAGCCGGTAGCAGCCACTCCGCTTCTGGATGCGCTCCGCGAGAACGTGGATGCGCTGGCGCGGTAGCAAACCCGCCACCCTCAGAAGCAACCCCTAAAAGGAGTGGACCCGTTATGGGAATCGCACTAATCAAACGTCTCCGTGAGACTCGTGCCAGTGAGTGGGAGGCGATGAAAGAAGTCATGGACCGCGCCGAGGATGAGGACCGTGACCTCTCCGGCGAGGAACAGGGACACACCGATAAGGCCGGCAGTTCCATCGGCGTCCTCGACGTTCGCATTGACGAACTGGAAGCACTCGAAACGAGGAACACCGACTTCGACGCGCAACGCGCCAAGTACACGGGGAAGACAGGCGGCGACTCGGATCAGCCTTCGGTCGCGGACCAGTTCCGAGCGGTGCAGGCGGGAGAACTCGCCTCCTTCGACATTGACTTGCGTGGCCTGGTACCCGAATACGATCCGCTGTCGGGTCGGGTTCATGTGCGTGACTTGACGGTTGCCGCCGACCCCGAAATCATCCCGGTGTCTTTCGTCCGCAGGTTGTACGAGCATGTGATCGAGAACTCGGCCATCCGCCGGACCAACGTCACCATCATCACCACCACAAGCGGCGAGAACCTGGACCTGCCGAAGACCTCGGCGTTCATGACCGGGCAACTCACCGCAGAAGGCGTGGCGATAGCGGAGAACGACCCGTCGTTCGCCAAGCTGACGCTCGGAGCGTTCAAGTACACCAACGCGGTGCAAGCCTCGATGGAGCTACTGACGGACGACGCGGTAGACCTGGAAGGGTTCATCGCCCGCGACCTCGGTCGCGCGGTGGCCGACGACATGGGAACCGACTTCATCGTCGGTGACGGGTCGTCCAAGCCCAACGGGATCGTGACCGCTTCAACCCTCGGTGTTACCGGAGCCACCTCGGTGTCAGGTGCCTTCTCCGCCGACGACCTCATCGACCTGCAGTACGCGGTGATCGAGGTCTACGCCAACCGAGGCACTTTCATGATGAGGCGAGCATCGGAAGGGGCAACTCGGAAGCTGAAAGGGTCGGATAACAACTACCTGTGGCAGCCTGGTCTGCAGGTCGGTTCCCCGAACCTCCTGCTCGGCGCGCCGGTGGTCAACGACCCCAACATGGCCGCTTTCGCCATCGACGCCAAGTCGGTCATCTTCGGTGACTTCTCCGCCTACGTCATCAGAGATGTGGGTTCGGTGCGGATCAGCCGGTCTGACGACTTCGCCTTCCTCAACGACCTGGCAACCTGGAAGGCCGTTTGGAGGTCCGACGGTGACCTGCTGGACACGACCGGGGCAGTGAAGCACTTCGTCGGCGGAGCTTCCTAGTCTTCACCGATGACAATGGGTTTGAGAAAGGGTGCTTGTGATCGAA